GGCGGCGGGGGCGGTGGCGGCGGCGGCGCGTCTGGTGAACCTACATGTGATACTCAAGAATACACTGGGGGATCGGGAGGAACAGCAACAGATGGTTGTGTAATTATTCGTTATAAATTTAGATAAAATGAATACTGTAGCTTTAATTAATTCTAATAATATAGTCGAAAAAGTATTAGTGATACCGCAAGATAAAACTTCAACATATAAAGAATACATGTTAGAGCTTGGTTTGGTTGGAAATTGGATATTATGCGACGGAAACGCTTACAGAGGGAAAGACCGTAAAGATAAATCAAAATCAGCTTTTCGCAAAAATTATCCATCGAAAGGATATGTTTACGATCCTATTTCCGATGCATTTTTAGAGCCTAAACCTGTTGAATATCCGAGTTGGATTCTTGATGCAGATGGTGGATATTGGAAGCCTCCTGTAAATAAGCCTATGGATGGCTTAAATGAAGGTATGAAATACCAATGGGATGAATCTTCAGTATCATGGATTCAAGTCCCTCGTTAAAAGATCAAATTAACGATTTATCAGAAATTGCCAAAGAGTCAGCTAAAAATATACTTTCTGGCAAAAGAGCAATAGCGGATGATAATATTGTTTCTTTTCGTTTAAATCTATGCGAAGCTTGTGAATTTTATGTCAAAGACCAATCTAGATGTAAAAAATGCGGATGCTTTATGAAAGCTAAAACAAAAATGTTTGTTGCGAAATGCCCAATTAATAAGTGGTAATAAAAAACCCCCGATTTCTCGGGGGTTTGTTATTTTTAGGTGTTACTTTTAAATTATGGAGCAACTCCGACGAATACACCGTTGTTTGTGTCTTGTGGCCCACCAATTTGCGTGGTAAACACGATATCAACTGTTTTATTGTCGCCAATTGAGCTTGAGAAGTTTTCGCTTACAACTTTTGCTCCTTTGACCGTATAAACGATCTTGCTGGCATTGCCAGAATCTTTGAATTGGAATGTTAATGTTTTAGGGGTATCAGTTGTTTTAATTGACGCAAGAGTACCAGAATTTTTAAGCTCCGCAACTGTAGCCGAAATATTAACAGTCACTTCAACTGGGAAATCAATAACTTTAGCGAAACCGAAGTTGCTTCCGATGCGTTGCAGTGTACTGCGACCAATTGGAATCTCAATTGAGAAAGACTGAACGTGAGCTTCACTGTTTCCAGCTTCGCCAGGGGCAAAGTCAGCCAAGAAGCCATCTTCAATTGTTAAAGTGATGTCACCAGGACGTAAAGCGGAAACACCAACGCTTCCGGTAACAGCAAGAGGAAGAGCAAATTCAGTTGAGCTTTGGGTAGCAGTTTCAACTACAAGAGCTGGATTTGTTCCACTATTTCCAGTGACAACATTGATATTTAAACCCTCTACTCCAACGCTAACAGTTGGAATTCCTCCAACAGATGCCTCTACAGAATAATTGGTGATAAATCCATTACCAATTGAAATGGTATTAGAATTAATATTATTTGATACTGCTAAAGTAGCGACATTTGCATCGTTGCCCTCTGGGACAGTAAGAATATGGAAATTTCTTCCAGAAATTACCGAAGTTGCGGAAGAATCAAGCAGTCCACTAATGAAAGAAGCGGCAGACGATGCGTTTGCGCCAGTTGTGAATCCAAGAGTAGTTTCGTTTGTGCCATCATGAAGGTAATACGAAAAATCAAGCGATACAGTTGGAGCCTCCATTACAATGGAGTCAATCTTGGCAAGATTACCAAACTGATTGATATTTTGACGAGAGATCGAAAAGCCATAATTGGCTGATTGAACGCGATGAAGCTGTTTAATGTTTCCAGAAGGGTGGGCAGCTGTCGGAATTAGCGTGCCATCTCCAACGAAAAGCGCCTCTGATTGATAAATGACTCTATTGCGTGGCATAATTTAAAGAAGGTTTAAAATACTTTACATTTTTTCGCTTACAAATGGAATATTTAAAGTCTTGGGTAACGGTATTTAATAATCTCAAAATCAAGAAATCCGACATATGATCTGGTGCCAGCTTTTGACTTATCTTTCAATTTTGATACAGTTACGTCATCAATAAATAACTCGGAGCTTTGATTGGGGTTAAGATAGTAATCGTCGTATGAATATACCCCAGATTTAACATCGCCATATTCAGTTATCGGGTATTCTGCAAAATCTTTTAATTTAAAAACTTTACTTTGAGTGTCTGCAAATAAAGATAAAACACCGTCAAGTTGATACGCATCGTCTGCAAAAACTATTCCCCTCATAGAAGATCTGGTTTCGTCTTCGCCTCCAAATGAAAATGGAGTATTTTTATTACCTTCCGATATAACGTAAATTGCAGGGAAAAGCTCGTCGTATGGCTGTATATATTTCCCAGTCCAAGGAAACCTCTCATTTGAGCTTATATTGTTCTCTAAAATAAGATCTTCTTCGTTTTCATTGGATAAATAAATATTAAAATCTTTGACCGCAAAAGATCCAGTTACAGAAGCTCCGGTTGCGACTCCGCTAAGTAAAGCTCTTCCGTTTATAAAGTCTATGATTGCGCCATTATTTCGATCTTTAAATGTGCCGTTTACATAAACTCCACTTGGAATACTTGCGCCAGTTATTGTAGAATCATAAACCCATTGTTTATAAGCACTCCCAAATGTTTTATAAGTCGTTGGTACTCTTGAATCTTCGTAATAATAAAACTGTCCAGTTTGGTTCGTGAACGCTTCTCCTTTTTTCAAAAGATGATTATCAAGCCACATCACAAAAGATGTAGTTATATTATGTTGATATTGAGGCTTCATTTAATTCAGAGAACCTTTTTTCATATTTTTTTAAAAGGTCAGTTATATATTTTACATTCTTAAACCTGCTTTTTCTGCGTATTTTTGATTTTAATTCTAAACCAGTACCTGATCTAGATGTGGGCAAATCACCATCTTCGGTATACAAGTACTCCCCTAAGCCAGAAATACCAGTTTCTATACCTTTAGCCCAGCTTCTTCCTTCCGCCCAAGGGAGCGGAGTCACTTCCCAAATATCTTGTTTATCAGGCATAAAAATGTTCCAAACGGCTCCTCCATCTATAATTCTTGAAAATTGAATTGTTGTTCTTTTTAATAAATCTAAAATAGGCTCTATAGGTTCGTCTCCTTCATTAAAACCTATATAAGAAAATAAATTTCCATATCCTCCAAGGGTGCCGCTAATATTTTCAGCTGTTGGCCCAGCTTTTATTTCTTGAGTCACTTTATGATCAAGAAATTCATTAATCATTTCGGATTTTATCTTTTCAAAAGATGGCAAAACTCTAGCCTCAAAGCTGTTCTTTAAAAAAGCTCCAGATCTTTTATTTATTAATTGCTGTGCGTCTCTGGATAAAGCCATTTTTATTCATTTATTGGAGACAGTAAAAACGAATAATACTTAGGACCGAAAACTCCATAAGCTTTATGATCTGATATGATTGAATATCTTCTACCATCAAATTCAACTTTCTTTGCGTCTTTAAGCGCTAAATAGCCATCTTGGGCAACTTTTATTTTTACAGTACCGGATGGTAATGGTAGTTTGTATTGAGAGTTTGATGTCGCGGCTTCTAACAAAGTATTATTAACGTATTTAATTCTAGCTTTAAATGTTTGTTTGTTTTCCGTATATTGAACGCTCTGATTGGAAGACGGTTTGTCTTTATTGTAAAAAGAATTAAAAGTTGGCGAACTTGATATAACTGTCATTTTAGGATTAGAGATAACGGTTATTGTTCTGCCAAATGTTTCATGAATATTATCAAAGGCTGCTTCTATCTGCTCTTTTTGGGCTGTAGTTATATAGGAACTTGCCATATTTTACTTTACACTTTTTGTTCTCAATATATTATATATCAAGGCAAAAGGTATGACAGGTTCAGAATATTTAAATGATCGTGTTCGCACAAACACATCCGATATATTCAAGCGAATGCTTGAAATCTTGGAAGATATTAAACATGAGCACGATAGACAATTTGAAAAATTGTATATTGCTGCTCCAGAAGAGTTTAAGCAAGTGGTTCAACAAGCTAACTATCTTGATGATAAACAAATGGCTTGGCACAGAAAGCGCATTTTAGATGTCGGTAATGAATCTATCCGAAAAATGGCATCTGAACTTGATGTTATACGAGTAGAATTTTATCATAAATTTAAACAATGAAAGAGCTATTTAGTTACATCGTAAAGACAAACAGGGAAATTGAGAAGACCGAAACTAAAGAAGAAAACGGTCAAAAGATCACTGTTACACAAAAAGTAAAAGAAGAAGTTCCTGTTCGAATTATCATTAAGCAACCCTCGCGCAAAAATCTTGAGGACGCTGAACTGCAATTTAGCATCGAAATGTCAAGTTGTATTAAGAAGGGCATCTTGACAAAGGGAATGTTAACAAAAAAATATTCTGATACTGGTGGCGTATTATCGGAAGACGATGCTAAAGAACTTGTAGATCTTTATAATAAAATTACTCTACTTGAAAATGATTTGCTAAGGCTTACGTCAAAAAATGATTATGATCGTTCAGCAGAAGCGGAAATCATCAACAAGATAACAACACTGAGAATGAGAATGGTTCAAGTCGAGTCTATGTATAGGGCGCTTTTTGATAATACCGCCGATAACATTGCTCAAAATAATGTTATTAGATGGTTCTGTTTACACATGGCTCATACACAAGTAATGCCAGATGGAAATATTGAACCGATGTTTAAAGGAACCTCTACTGAACAAAAACTAGAATCACTTCACGAAATGGATGAGAACGAAGATGAAATTTACGCGAAAGCTTATCGCAAGCTTGCCACATTTATGTCTTTCTGGTTCTTCAGCAAAAATGCAAAACGTGAAGATTTTGAAAAATTAAACAATGACATCGAAACAGGAAAGTTTGATCAGCAGTAAACTATTCCTAACGTTTAACGAAATTATAAAGGGCTACTCCAAAAGAAAATTTAGGGGTAGCCCTATTTTCATTAAGCATTTGGGAATAAGTGAAAAAGCATTTTTTGATTTTCGTTTTCAAGAATTTTACGAATACGCTTTGTCGTCAGGCATTCTTTCTGAAGAAGAAGCTTTGAAAAAAATTATTGAAGATGGATTTTGGTCTGACAAAGAAGAAGAAGAAATAAATACTTTAAAAAAATATATTGATAGACTGATTCTCACCAAAAAGAATTTTGTTAGAAAACTTGAAATAGAAGCGATTAGTAAACAAATCGACGAAGAAAGACAAAAACTAGCAAAAAAAATTTCACAGAAAAAAGAGGCGCTTGGCAAAACAGCAGAAGAATACGCAAGCAATCGCTCAAATGATTACATCATATATGAATCACTGTTTACTGATGAAAGCCTAAGTAAACGAGTTTTTAGCGAAACTGAATTTGAAGAAATGACGTATGAAGATCTTATTGAATATATTTTATTTTTTAACTAATACATGGAAGATTTTAAAGAATATAATTTACAAAAAATTGCATTATTAGATTTTTTTCAGCCATACTACATTGTTTTAGATCAGCCAATGCAATTATGGGGTAAGCCAATGGTTCATCTTACTGATTTTCAAATCAGAACAACTATTTATGGCAAAATATTTAAAAATATATTTGAAACTACGGAATATATACCAGACGAAATTAGATATGACCCAGACAAACTTTTTGAATATACTGACAAATCAAAAGCCAAAAAGAATCTAGAATCAAAGCAAAAAAATAAAGATAAAGCTAGTGGAGAGGCTGTTTTCGGGGCGACAAAAGAAGAAATGGAAGAAATGAAGGCGGCTGGTACGAAAACCCTTAACGACGCCATGAAAACCAAAGGAGTTATGACTATGGACGAGCTTATTAAATTACACGGCGCAGACTAACTTTTTGGGTGTAAATATCTCAAAAGGCTAAAGGATGTCAAAAGGTATATCACTTCCGGTTGTCCAGTCTGGTTTAGAAGCTTCTATTCAACAAGGGGTTAAGAATGTTGGCAAAATTAACATTCCAGCTACCATTGATCCTAGTGCATTTAAAAATTTAGCCCAACCTCTTGGTCGAGTAAGCGGTCTAGCCACAGAGTTTGAAAAGTCAATTGCCGCATCAAATGCGCGTGTTTTGGCATTCGGAGCCTCAGTAGGAATTATTAATGGAGTTCAAAATGCTTTTGCTGATCTTGTTAGAACTGGTATAGAGGTTCAAAAAACACTTGCTGATATTGCTGCAATTAGTGGGCAAGGTGGAAAACAATTATCTCAATTTGGAGATGCCTTATTTGATATTGGCAAAACTACTGGACAAACATTTAAAACCGCCGCTCAAGCTGCACTGGAATTTTCTCGTCAAGGTTTAAGTGTTGAAGAAACTCTTAAAAGAACAACTGACGCACTTACTTTAACTAGATTTACAACATTAAATGCCGCTGAAGCTGTTGATGTATTAACTGCTGCGGCAAATTCATTCGGTGAGACTGGAATCACAACCGCACAAATCATTAACAAATTGGATGCGGTTGACACTAAGTTTGCCGTTTCGGCAGAAGATCTAGCAAACGGTCTTGCGCGTGCAGGATCAATTGCGCAAGAAGTAGGAGTCAATTTTGACCAATTAAATGCTGCAATTACAATTGCTCAAGAAAGAACTGCGCGTGGTGGTGCAGTTATCGGTAACGCTCTTAAAACAATTTTTACAAGATTAAGAAGCGACGAAACTGTTGAAGCTTTAAGATCAATTGGCGTAGAATCTTTAAATGCACAGGGTCAGTTAAAAGGCGCTATTCCATTGCTAGAAGAAGTCGCCCAAAAACT